TCAAAGGGGTGTCAGCGTACTGAGCCCTGAGGCAGATCACTGGTTGGTCGATCTGCCTCTACTTATACCAGCCTCTTAGCGAGGTTGGAACACATTGCTAACGGAAATCCTGCGCTCAACTTCTTTGATGTATGCAGGATCGGGGTTGTCTCCTGTATAGCGTGGGTCTTTCATTGCAGCTACAACTTGCGCTTCTGATTCATACCCGCGTATCTCATTGCTAGGTGCGCGTCCGCCTGTCAAGCGTGGCTCATAACCGTTCTTCATCATGTAGTCATACTGCAACCCCTTAAGCGCATTCATAATTGCGCCTTCATCAGCTGTTGCTAGCGCCTCGTTGTAGGCATTGGTCCTAGAGGCAGGCAGGTTCTGCGCTGCCCATGTCGCCAGCCGTTGATACTCAGCCTCCCCTCCAGCTTGGTCAAAGATTGACTGCTGGATTCGACCAGCTACAGCTGGATCAACACCGCTCTCCTGCGCTGCTGGCTCGACCTGTTCTTCAGTAGCTTCAGCCTCTTCAGCTGGCTCACTGACGGCAGCCGGCTGCCCACTCTTCAGCTTGGTGTATTCACGCTGAAGACTTTGGTAAGCCTCGGCCAGATCCTCTGTCGTTTGGTACTTGCCCAGGATCAGGCCGCTGTCTTCAGTCGTGTTACCCAGTGCCTCATCAACCAGTTCAACCCTGGCTGCATCAACACGTGCTGACTCTTCAGCACCACCGCCAGCTTCGTATGAAGCAGCAGCATCTTGCCCAGTAATAATTTCAGGCATCAGTGTTCAAAGCCATTTGTAATGATCATGTAGCCACCGCTAGGCAGTGGCTCCGCATGTTGTCCTTTCTTCAACTTGGGCTTGTCTGAATCAGCCTGCTCCTGGGGCTGGGAGTCCGCTGTTTGCAAGGGCTGTTGCTGCTCCTTGATCAACTCCGCTAGCTCCTGCTCCGCTGGGTTGCGGCGCCGACGTTGCTCCACTTTGAATTGCTCCTTGAGCTAGTTGCCCAGCAACATTAGCCTGTTGCATTTGAGCTTGCTCAGCCTGTAGTTGCTGATCATCTTTCACCAACCCAGCGGTATCAATGCCGTCAGCTGCAGCAAAGCGGCGGATCAACTCACTTGGATTGATGTACTGCAGGAACTGCTCAGGTCCGATAGAGGCTGCCACTGTTTGAAGGAACGTGGTCAGGCGTTGCTTGTCATTGCCGCGGCCAATAGCTTCTAGCCCTGTTGTGACCTGTGGTTCGACTAGGCCCTTTGGAATCTCGGGCAGGTCACCGGCTACTTCCATCAGGTGCATGACACGCCTGATCAATGGCAGCTGTAGCTCAGCGGATAGGACGGAGTACACACCGCCAAGACCTTGCTCCAGCTGCTCAGCCATCAGGCGGATTTCCTCTGCTGTTACCCGCTCAGCATCACGTTGTATTGATTCGTTGGTGAGAAAGGTAAACTGCAACCGACGTTCAATCAACTGCATTGTACTCAGCGCAGTGCTGAAGTCATTGTTCTTTTGTACTTGCAGGAACTCAACGTCAGCTGCATTGCCTGCAACTATTGCCCCGTTCTCAGCCCTGGCCAATACATCAGCTCGGGTCACACCATTCGGATTGACCAACCCGATTGCCTTCGATGCGATCAGGCTTCCCTGCACAATCGCCTTGGTCAGGCTCTCCAGGCTCTGCAGGTCACCAATGACCTGCTCGACTAAACCACGCCCGTAGCTCTCCCCTGCTACCCGGTGAAGGCGCAATGGAACCCAGGGGTTGGTATCCATCCGGCTGAAGCCGGCTGTTCCCCGCAGCTTCTTGCCGTCATATTCCTGATACCACTCCACCTTGTCAGCTTGTGGGTCCAAGGTGATATGGGTGTATACATCTTCTTTGTCGTCACTGTTCCCATCACCATCACCCGACTCTTTGGCGGGCATGTACTTCTCGGATACCTGTTCGCGTACCACAATCTCAGTGACGTTGCCCTCTGGGTCACGATCAACAACAAATGATCGCAAGCTATACATTCTGATTGCGTCGCCACCTACATACAGCAGCGCATTGCCGCCAACTAGCAAGTGCTTGATCGCTTCAAACACTGCGTTCCGTGCCTGCAGCTGATCCAGCTTCCGCACTACCTGGCGCTCCATTGAGCCCAGCAGTTGATCCAGCTTGGTCAGTGCTCCTTGTTCATCCTGCCCCTTGCCCTGTGATTCCAGCCAGGAACGCACCTTCCCCATATCAATCGTCAACCGGAAGAACGGCTGAGAAGGTGGCATCAATGCAAGCAGCAGCTTGGCGCTAAGGCTGCTGACACCACGGGCACCCGCCCCCTGGTACAGGCTTGGGATGGAATTGAATTGCTCCCCGCTCCACCCATAGCTTTGATCTGATTCAGGGATCAGCGTTGGGATGGTCAGGTTGCTGGCATCAATAGCTCGCCGCATGTAGAGGGAGCGATACAGCTCCAGGTCTTTCCAGCGGGACTGTGCTGTGGTTTCCATTAGGCAATCTGCAGACCAGAGAGTGATCCCATCTTGCTTGCGTCCATGCCTGAGTTATTGCCCGTCAAGATTGAGAGGGAAGTCAACGTGTTTCGTGAAGTGCTAGCACCAGATATGGCATTGCGTTCATCGCCAACCACTGGAGCCAGTGCGGTTGCCTGTTGGCTTGGGATATAGGCACGGGCCAATGCGTCCCCCGCTCGCTTCTGTTCTTCATATGCAGCATTCGATGCAGCGATCTGTTGCTGTTGCAGCAGTTGCTGCTGAGCAAACGCTGTCTGCTGCTGAATCATCATCTGCTGCAGTGCATCTTGTTGCTGCTTGGTGGCAGCAGCGGCAGCAGCCTTCTCTGCTTCCATTGATGCAGCCTTTGCTGCGTTTGCATTGGCATCTTCAACAGCTTTATTTGCCCAGTAGTCCTGCTGAGCTTTAGCCGCTTGAGCCTGATAGTCGAGGTTGCTAACGATGTTTCCGTATTGACCATCGTTAGGAGCTGCCCCCCCTGACGCTGGCACTGCTGCTGGGGCAGCGTCAGCTGCGCGGTAATTCGGGTTCGGGATTGTCTTGACCCAGCGGCTTTGCTTGCCAAGCGTCATTGCAAAGGCGCCTGGGTCGCCTTTGTGTGTCACGACCTGTATGTACTGGTCCTGTGCGTTTTCACGCCCGAACAAGCTAAACGAAGCCATCAGGTCAACCCTCTTAAGAAACGAATGACAGATCGTTGACCTGAAGCGTACCGGATCTGATCAATAGAGTCAGTCAGTTCTGGTGTGCGCTCAGGGAACAACTGATCAAGTGCATCTAATACTTCATCATCTAAGCGTTGACCGATGATGCGCTTCAGTGTGTCGGGGGATTCCATAGGTTGACAGTGTGGGATGAGAAGTTGTATTCACCACTGCGCAGCACTCGCACTAATCGCGCTTGCTGCGTGGCAAAGTCGGGTGCGTCGCGTACATCAAGCTTTGCCTTGCGCCATGCCTCTTCATACGTCCGAACAACCGCTTCCCAACAATCCACAGGCTTACTGGGGTCGAGCTTGTCTGCGATTCTTTTCGCCCCAACGTCGCCAACCCCCTTGCATCCAGGGATTCCGTCAGTCGAATCACCGGATAGGCATTGCCTGTAGGTGAACCGCTCCGCATGTTCAACCGTGTTTGTCTTGATGATACTGCCATTTGCATAAGAGATTGAAAGTCCATCCTCATCCTGTTGTTCCTTTCCCGTATCCATCCACACGTGGACACCAGCAACCTGCAGCAGATCCTTGTCGCCGCTGGCAATCACCACATCATCACCAACGCTGGGCATCGTTGCGAAAATCCCGATCAGATCATCAGCTTCGATCTGGTTGAACATGAATGCGGTCTGCTCCGTCATTAGCTCAGCCTTCAGCTGCTTAAAGCCAATCGGCTTTGGCGATGCCTTGCGGTTGGCCTTGTAGCCAGGGAACAGATCACGGCGAAAGGCGCTGCGGTCAGTGAAGCAATGCCATACATCGTCAAAGGTGCAGCCGTATATGTCACACCAAAGCTTGAGCTGATCCCAGTACATTTCACGTGCTGGCCCTAGGTCGCTGTGCCTAGTCCAAACGTCGTCAGCCAGTTGCACTTCTACTTCAGTGGCAGCCACCACACGGAAGAGAAGCATGTCTGCATCAAGAAGGATTCTCATTGGTTGCTCTCCGCTGCGGCCAGGTTGATCATGTGCGCCCAAACCGGATCGCTGTCCAGCACGCCATGGTCCCTGAACCAAGCGGCCAGGTGATCCAGCTCATAGAAGACGGCGTAGTTTTCATTCACTCCACCGATCAGTAGATCCTTCATGTCAGTTCGCGTTACTAGCTGCAGTGTTGCTGTTGCTGTTATCCAAGGGTTGCGTTCAGTCACTGGCTCTGTCTCGTAAACGCTGAGCGACACCAGCCAACGTGAGTGCAACCAGACCTGTGCCGTTCTGCTCAGACTGGATAGCCCATTGCTCAACCTCATCTGCAATAACCAGTAGCGCTGCCTCCATCCTCTTGTTATCAGATAGCGTGTAGCTTGAATCAACGTACCAATACGCATCATTGCACCTTTCGATCAAGGTCCGCTGCGTCATAAGGCATGAACCTGACAAGGTTGCGGAGTGCTGCTGTTGCTGCTCCGTACCCATTCCAGAATCCTCGGGCATGAGCTGTGTTCTCATCGACTGGTAGTTCATTGAATCGCTCCACTGCTAGATCATGTAGACGGTTGAGGTGTGAACCATGGACAACGTAATACTTATCAGGGTTGATGGCATACCCTGCCTTCTGCCAATAGGCTTGATCATCAAGGTCGGTGGTGTCAGGCGATTTCATGGAACCTGCAGCTGGGTAGGTAGTGGAGCTTTGACATAAGACCTATCTCACCGTTGACACGGTTCTTCTTCAACCAGCAGTAGGTGGTGTTGGCTTCCACCTTGTCCTCTGATCCAGGCTTTCGTTGCAGCATCACCACAAAATCGGGGATCTGCCCTAGTGAGTGAGAGCCTCGTAGTTCACTGATTGACGGCTCGCCACCTTCTTCGTGCGAAGGACCAAAGCCTCCCGATCTCGACAGGTGGCAGACGACAACCATCGTGATGTTGAGTTCAACGCTGAGCGTTTTGAGATCCTTGATGCAGCGATCAATAGCCCGGCGCTGATCAGTAGCAAGCGAAATACCATCGGCCAACATTGAGAAGTGATCGAGGACAATGACTTGACACTGTTCCCCTAGGACATAATGTTTAATGGTGGCAACAAACGAATCAAAGTCGTCACTGCCAAACTTATCCAACAGAAACAAGTTGTCAGCAAACTGATCCAGTGCTGCCTTGATCTGATCGGGGTTGCGGGCCAGCCTGTCTGCCTTGCTGTCCAGGTGAAAGCCAGGGTTCAACCCCAGTTCTTCACTCAGCATTCTTTCCAAGCTGGTTTCGCAACTCTCTTCCAACCCGATGTACGCCACCTTGATGCCGCCCTTGCACAGGCTGAGCGCAATGCTGCGGGTGAACAGGCTCTTGCCGATGCCAGTACCACCGGAAACCATGATCAGCTGACCTGGCTTCATGCCGCGCATCATGCGGTTCCACCCTTCCCACGGGTAATCCAGGCCAAAGCAGTCTTCAGGATTCAGGATCTTCCCGAGTAGGTCCGGCGCATGGACGATGGCTTCTGGCCTGTGTCGTCTGGCGTTGTTGATGGCTTCAATGATGGCGTTGTAGTCGTCCGCCATCCATGCTTCGTTGGCGTCCTTATAGGGGAAGCCACCGGCAATAGCAGAACTAGGGCCAATAAGTGCAGCCAGATCAGCAGCCGCTTTGCGACCGGGTTCATCTGTGTCCATGAAGATAACAACTCGCTTGAATCGCAAGATGTATCCCAGCTGCTCAGTACATGACTTCTTGGCCGAGGCAGCGCCATCAGGAACAGAGGCAACAACAAACTTATTCTTGTGGCGATGCTTGTATAAGCATTCATAGATTGACATTGCATCAATCTCGCCTTCAGTCAGGATCAACGTTCCCTCTGTGCCCAGGTGCTGGCCGAACAGCTGGACCTTCAGTCCTTTCTCCCTGCCCAGCCAGGCAAATTGTTTCTCGCCGTAGCGAATGTGCTGGGCAACAGTCAGACCGTTCTCATCCCTATAGTTGGCGACCTGTGCAGGCTGTCCCCGATAGTCAGTCAGGTCATAGTCGTAGAGCTTGCAAGTGCGCTCCGTAATCTTGCGAGAAGGCAGGCCGGCTGGCTTACCACGTAGCAGCGACACCTTTGCGGTGATCGCGTCAGTGCGCGGCAGGCTGTCAAGCAGCTGCTTAGCTGTTGATTTCATTGATGCTTTCCAAGGTTGTCCATCTGTTGA